TCGCTAATGCTTTCGTCAACCACGATGTAAAAAGGCTTGATATACTCGGTATCAACCATCACTTTATAGCATGTAGCGGATATGCCCCTGTTGTTTGGCCATAGGGCTGTAACAAACTCTCCGCTTATATCAGTGGTGGCCTCAACCGGTTCAGCCGAAACGAGTTCGCCGGTGGTAGCGTCAAACATATCAATGGCTTTTTTGGTAGCAAGCAGCACCAGCTGGAAGCTGACTGTGGCCCCAGCCATAACCGTCCCGTCTGGCGCGGTGAGCGGATCGCCAGTGTTGTGCAATGCTTTAAGTGTCACGTTTGCCATATATCACCCCTGTTGTGGCTGTGGCGCTCCTGCACCCAAAAGACCAAGATAGTTTTGAAGATGTTGCGCAGACCGCTGGCCACTGGACGGATTTTCGGCATCCTTACTGAAGGCCCGGTACAGCAGATACTCGATCATTATCGGCATATACTGGTCATCCGGCTCAAAAGCCGCGCTAGTTGCAGACACTACTGTTGGCCGCTTGCTTTGGATCATACGCAAACGACCAGGGTTAACTGTTGGTTGTGGGGGATATACCCAGAAAATGCGTGGGGTTTGCTGGTGGGTCACCACGGTGATCACCATTACCGAAGATGACTGGTACTGCCAGTCAGGTATCAGTCGATCCATGGTGTCCTTGGGGGTAATATTCGGCACCTGCCCGTTGCGCGGCTTCGCCACTGATCCGATATTCTGCCCCACATCGATGATTGCTAACCGGTCTGTAGTCAGCACCTGCTGTGTGCCGGCCACCAGCACCACGTCATCCACCGAGGGCAACAGTCCTGGCCGGCGGGTCACCATGTCCAGCAACCCCTCGTTGTACCAATCCAGCAGCTCCGCGCTGCCCCAGCGCACACCACCCTCATCCAGTAGAATACGGCCGGTGCGCTCAAAGATTTCACTGACCAACAAAGTTCCCATGGTGGCGGCCCCCTAGAAGTATGAAATAGGCCGCACCCGCGGCAGCGGATTCATGCGTGGCACCAACACCGATGACACCCCCCTGTCAACCATCGCCACAAACGCCGGATCTACGGTTACAAGGAAGCCGTCGGTAGACAGCCGGGCGGCAGACTCCACAACCAGATTGTCAAACAGGCCACCCCAGGGCAGATCATCAGCCGCCTCCAGCACCGGCACTATCTTCACCCGTGCCTGCACCACGGCAGCCGCCGCACACTGCCCTCGCGGCTGTAATATTCAGGCGTACCGGTTGACTCTCTCAACTCCAACCCGGTACCCATATCCGGCAGCACCTTCAGCTCAGCGCCGCCCTCCAGTACCGGATGATCGATCAAACCCATGAAACCGTCAGGCAGCGTTTGGTATGTCGCTCCCAGGGTGAAGTTCAGGCTGATCTCCTGTTGCGCCAGATCGCTCTTGCGGCGCACCAGCTCCAGCCCGATCACGCGCACCGCCTCGTTTACCGCCTCCAGGCCGGTCATTGCCGGCACGGCCCCGGCCAGTCTCCTGGCCAGCCTCCCGGTTATCAGCTCCAGCACTGTCATGGTCAGACTCCTTTATGGCAACAACCGGCTCCTGCGTATTCCCAATCGGCCAGTTGTCATCGTCAGATTCAACCGCGTTGCCCGAACCATCAGGCTCAACCACCGGCTCCTGATCCTGCTCCGGGTAATCCTCATCAGGTCGATAGGCCCGGTAAAGCCGGCCCATCTTCCCAACAAAAGCGTTGTAGTGTCCGCGGTTCACCACATCGCACACGCTATGCCCCTGCTCGTTTTTCTTGAACAGGTACGTCATACCCCCCACAATCACCGTGGTGTCACCCTCGCGCTCGATCAGGCATTCCACCAGATAGTTATCAGGGCCGGGCTGCTGCTTGCTCTTGCGGCGCTGCTCCTTGTCGATACAAAAACTGCACAGCACTGTCTCGTTATCGTGATTAGCCTTGCACTTGGGGCAGGTCTTCTGCCGAAACTTCGTTGCCGTATGCACGGGAGCCTCCAGGGTAGGACAAGGGGGGCATCATGCCCCCCGTTGTGGAAATGGTCACACCGGGTTAAATCGGGGTGATCGTGGCGGTAACAACCAGGGAGCAGGCATCTGCAGTTGCGGCCGCACCGGTGAAGTCAATGGCGATAAACATATCCTCGGCACTGGTGTTCTTCACGTTGGGCAGATTGGTGGCCATCGAACCGCTGCCGATACCGATATAGAAACCGGTATCAGTACCGCTGTTGGTGGTGGTCAGCACTGCAACAGTCGTGCTTGCAACCAGCCCGTCACCAGCCGCATTCAACAGGCCGATGTTGCCGGCCAGGGTAGGGGAGGCATTGGAATCTGGATCTTCGTTGCAACCGATCGTCAGACCCACCAGACGATAACCAGCGGGCAGGATAGCCAACTTCAGAAAATCATCAGTGCTATCCAGATCGGTTGTTGCAATATCCAGCGAATAAACGCTGGTGCAGTCACCGGAAAGGGTCTTCACCGACTTGGGGAATCCCGTAGGGGTCAATACAGCCATGGTCATTCTCCTTTCAAATAGGTAGGACAGGGGAGGGGTTACCTCCCCCTGTCAGATTAAGGGTTGGGGTTGGCGGCGTAGGTATCACAGGCAACCACGCCGTAATCCAGGCCGTTGAAGGTGGTCTTCTTCACGCCCCAGATGCAGGAGGTGTCAACCACCAGCTGGTTGCCACGGTCAATCATCTCTTCGTGCCAGTCGAAGCGCAGGCCGGCGCCAGGAGAGCCGAAGGCGATCACGGCAGCCTGCACACCCAGGAACAGGGCTCGGGCAGCAGGCAGGTTCAAACCCGAACCGTAATCGCTGAAACGGATCACGTTCTTGTGCTTCTGCAGCACCACGTTGTTGTGCATGCCCAGCCCACCCTTAAAGATCGGGCTTTCCTTACCCAGGGCAGCTGAAGCGGCCTTTTGGATATCCAGCCACTGGCCGGTGCTGGTGCCGTTGCGCAGGTCGTACTCCTGCCAGTCGTGCATCACGCAGACATAGCGCTTCTCGCCGTTCTGCATGACCGGCTGAATACGGGGAATCTCCTGCGTACCGCCACCCATAGTGCCGGACATGGCCACAAAGCGGTCGATCAGCGCCAGGTTAAACTTGTCATCCGTGGTCAGCGATCCGCCCGGCCCGCTGGTCTTTTTGCCGGCCACCAGCAGGTGTTCGGTATCAGGAGCTGTAACAGAGTTGTTCGCACGTCCGGTATATCCCAGCGGCAGTATCCAACCGGCATTAACGCCACGGGCGCCGGAGAGGTAGACAAACAGGATTTCGTCAAACAGGCGGGACCAGTATTCGGCCTGGCGGCGGCGGGCGATATCCCGCAGCTTGTGGATGGTGCGCTTGCGGGTCATACGTCCGCCTGCGTTCACGCCCTTGCGCTGCTGGTCGATGTAGACGGTATCGGTATAGAACGTCAGGTCCTCTTCGGTACCTTCCAGGGTGTTGTCCCCTTCAACCGGCTCTTCCTTCAGTTGAATGGACAGGTCGTAGCTGATGGATTCTCCGGCGTCACTTTCCAGCTCGGAAAGCCGTTGAATCGGCATTTCAGCGTTTTCGCCCTCTCCGGTCATGCGGTCACCGAAAAATGATTTCTTCGGAGCATCCACAGCCAGCAGGGCCGATTGCTTCTTGATTGCTTTGGGGTCGTTCAGACCAACAATTGTACGCGACATGAGTGCGTCTCCTTTCAAAGGAACTTGAAATGGGTCAGCACTCCTGCGCCGGTTGTACGGGGTTGTCCCCCAAAATGTACGGCTGAATCCTTCAGCCGGTTATCTGGTTATACTGCTGGTTTGATACCTGTCTCCACCTTCAGGTCTTGGGGAGCCTCCACCTTCAGCCGCACACGGCGGCCTTTCTTTTGCTGGAGGGTCACGACCGCACTGCCGATGGAAATTGATTCGCCCTCTATTAGTTCGACAATAAGCCGGGGCATGGCTTAGTTATCAGCCAGATACGCGACTCGGTCTGTTTCGCTCAACCGGGCAATAGCCGCTTCTAGCTCCAGGCCGGTCAGGTTATCCAGATGTGCAAACCTGCCTTTGCCCACATCTGCCGGGGCGGCTGAAGGGACGCCGGCCAAAGTTTTTATATCCGGCATGGTTGCCTTGGGCTTTGGTGCAGAGGTCTTGTCGTTCTTCTTTGGCTCCTGCCCTCCGGCACCACCGGTAAACGCCTGCAACTGCTTATCCACCGAAGCCTTGGCCGCCATCAGCACCTGCAGGCCGGTCTTACCGGTAGATTCCGGCAGCGTCGCCAGGCGCATGACTTCTGCATTCAGCCCATTGAACAGAACGGGTGTCTGGGCGTAGTGTGAGTATTTACTGAAAAACGCCGCTTGCTCTGCTTCCCAGCGCTGCTTACCCAGCTCTGCATTGGTGTTGGCGGCATTAATCTTGCGAATCTCGGCATTCAGCTCCTGCTCAACCTGGCGCTGTTCAGCCCTCAGTTGTGACTCGTCAATATCTCCGGCCTCCCATCAACACGACTCAGTCTGTAAATCATCTTCCTTTTATCAGGA